TTTTGGGGATGTAACTTCGACGATTCTACGGGTAAACCCGTTTTCACTAACCAATCTGCTGCTGGCCAAGCTAGTACAGCTTTCGTTTATGATGACCCTTATCAAGTTTTCGAACTACAAGGAATATCTGGAACGAACTCTGCACAAACAGATATCGGAAGAAAAGCTGATATCGCGGTAGGCACAGGTAATACAACAACCGGGATTTCAGGAATGGAACTCAATACAGCGACTTTCGGTACAGGAGCAGACATAAATTGTACTGTTATAGGTTTTTCAGGAAACCCTAACAGAAACGCTCTTGGCGAAGCACATACGTTGTACGAAGTTCTAATTAATGAACATCTTTACAAATAATAGCAGGAGGATTTAAAAAATGGCTATATCAAGACAACAACTAGCAAAAGAGCTAGAGCCAGGTCTAAATGCTTTATTTGGACTTGAGTACAAAAACTACGAAAATCAACACACGGAGATTTTCGACACTGAAAACAGTGACAGAGCTTTTGAAGAAGAAGTAATGTTATCTGGTTTCGAGAACGCCTCTGTTAAATCAGAAGGTGCTGCAGTTGTGTATGACAACGCTCAGGAGACTTTCACTGCAAGGTATCAACATGAAACTATTGCGTTAGCATTTGCTCTAACGGAAGAGAACATTGAAGATAACCTGTATGACAAAATCTCTACGCGTTACACAAAAGCACTGGCTCGTTCTATGGCAAACACTAAGCAAGTTAAAGCTGCAAACGTATTAAACAATGCGTTTGACAATGCTTTTGCTGGTGGTGATGGAGTTGCACTATGTTCAGATGCACATCCAATCATAGCTGGTACGTTTAAAAACGAACCAACTACTGCTGCAGACTTGTCAGAAACATCTTTAGAGCAAGCAATGATTGACATTGCTGCAATGACAGATGAGCGTGGCTTAAAAATTGCTGCTAGAGGAATGAAAATGATCATTCACCCTAACCAGCAGTTCGTAGCAGAAAGACTTATGAAGTCTGGTCAAAGACCTGGTACTGCGGACAACGATGTTAACGCAATGAAATCTATGGGAATGGTTCCTCAAGGTTTCGTAGTGAACAACTTCTTGTCTGATACAGAATCATTCTTTATTAAGACTGACGTTCCTAACGGACTAAAACACATGGTTCGTGCGCCAATTAAAACGGCTATGGAAGGTGACTTCGAAACTGGAAACG